GGCCAGTTGTGCCGATAAATCGGCCAGGACGACGGACGTTCAAAGTGTTACCGATTTTGGCGCCGGTGACAGCAAATTGGTCGTCGTATTCGCGGGTGACGTTATTTGTGAACGTCAATTCGTTTTCTAGAACCATCAATGCTTCATTGGTGATTTTCGAAATCGTCAGTAAATTATTTCCAGACATTTTGTTTTCCTAGTTGAAAAGGGTTTAATTGTCAGCGAATCTGCCTGTTTTGGCGGGCCGCTTTCCATTGGGAAAATGTACCGTGGAAATTGCCGTCGGCATCCACGTTATTGTCCGTCTTAGAAACGGCGCCGCGAATCGGGCTGATTGGCGCTGGCGCTTTTGATTTCACCGCGGTCGATTTCACATCGGGTGCGCTGGCTTTGGGGGCTGTTTTCTCAAACTGCACCTCAAGTCTGCCGATTTGTCGAAGGGCTTGAATGACTGAACCTTCGCCAAGTTTCCTGGCAAAGTCGGGATTTTCGGCCAAGTGATAAAGGATTTGTGGCCCCACATCACTATCCATGATCGCGTCGCGCACGGGGTCTGAAATAGACACATCGCTTGACTGAACCATGTCGTCGAAATCCGGCAATGTGTTTCGCGCTGCACTCACACGGTCAGCCCAGGCTTTTTCAAATGTTTGCCTGGCTTCCGCGGCCTTGCGGTCTTCAACTTGCCTATCCCGTTCCATCATTCTTTTATCAGCGGTATATTCGGCCAACGCTTTCGCATATTCGAACATATCGTTGAATTCTTCAGGCTTGGGTTCCGGCCCAAAGTCGTCCTGGGCTTTCGCCTGGGGGTTGGCTTTGTTTTCCAGTTCCTTCAGCCTGGCTTCCAATGATTCCCTTGCTTCGCGTTCCCTTTGGGCTTCGGCTTTGGCGGCCTCGCGTTGCTTAGTTATCTCTGAAAAGCGCCTTTCGATCTTTGGGTTCGCCTTGCGTTCCTTTTGATCGTCTTCTACGGTCGCCTCATTCCCTTCCCCGTCTGAATCACTCTGATCGGCCCGATTTTCCGGCTCGTCAGCAACCTGGGTTTCCCCGTCGTTTGCTGGCGCCTCGGTGGTTTCCGGCGTCGCGTCAACTAATCCAAGTTTACGGGCGGTGAATTCCGCTAAATTGTCACTCGTCACCAGGTTAGCGGCGACGCGTTCTTGCACTTCGGACATACGTATCCCTACGAATCAACCCAATGAAAACCCATTGGTAGGTTTGGCCCAATTGTGAACCTAAATCATTTGCATTGTCAACTATTGTGGCATTCCCATCGGTTGCTGCATTTCAGGCGCCATTTGCGGTTGCTGTTGCGGTTGCATTTGGCCACCAAGGCCCGAAGCCATATCCATTTGCCCAATAAATGGGCTTGAACCTTGGTGAATATCTTGGGCAGCCACTTCGGAATATGCGTATTGTTCAGCGTTCATTTGGTCAATTTTACGCACCAGGTCACCTGGCGACATATTGGCCAACAACAATTTGACAATCGCTTCAATTTCCGTTTTGTTTTGGCTGGTAATTGACCTGGTGTTTTGGTCGTTGACCTTGACTTCCGCATTTGTTTCGGTGTTGTGCGCCCTGGCAATGCCTTTGATAAGTTCGCGGCGGGTTTCGCCTTCCTGACGCACACCCTCTTTGGTCATGCCATACTTTATGTCCAAGCCCATCATTTGCATTTGCTGTTGCTGGTCTTCCACCATCTTTTGCAATTGCATCATTTTCATTTGCACTTGCGGCGGGATTGGTGATTTTTCGTCGATCTTGGCCAGCGGGTTCATGGCGGCCAGGCGGTCGGCAATAACGTCGGCGCCAGGGAAATCCATGTTGCGGAACAATAGGTCACCCGCCACTTGGAAAATCTCGCTTTGCGCCATCATTGGCATCATGGCCTCCACGGCTTCCATACGCTTGCTGTTGTAGCCTGGGCCGGTATCCATCACCACGTCGTAAAGCCCGACGGTAACGTCGTTTAGCACTTCGCCGGTGGCCTGAAGGTCGTTCAGGGTTGTCAGGTCGGGTTTACCATCGACGCCAATGATTCGCAACACGCGTTTGGTGTCGTAAATCTTGGGGATCAAGTCCAAAATGATTTTGCCGGTGTGCTTGATCGAACGCGTCATGTTGTCGTAAAAGTGGAAATTGCTCATATCCACTTGCTGTTGCTGGCCTTGCAAGGCTTTGCCCGACACGTTGCCCAGCATTTGCTGCGCTGGATCAAATATGCCCAACACGGTTTGCAAGTCCTGGCCAACTTCGCTGGCCGCTTCCATAATGCCCGCGGGCGGTGGTTCAGGCTGCAAACGCTGCGGCGGCTGCGGAACCACGCGCCCTTCAATGTCGGTTTGCTTGTAACGCAAAACGGGAGTTGATTTAATGTTGGCCAATGCCCATTCGTTTTCGTGGCCTTCGTCCTGGCCTTCGGCCATCAACCATTTGGCCTTTGGCGCCAGGGCGATGGATTCGGTCAGGCTGGTGCGCCAAAAGTTAAACATCCGCTGCGGGTCTTTGGCATTGCGAACCAGGCCGTATTTTTTACGCTTGCCTTCAATGGTCACCTGGGCGCCGTAGCACGGAATGATCGGGATGTATTTACCGGCCCATTCCTTTTCCTCCAGGATTTCCATTGCGGTCAGTTTGCACCACTTCACCACCTTGCGGTAGGACGAACGGCGTTCAACTTCCACAACGCCAGCGTCGTCCAGCACTTGCTTTGGCGGCAGTTTGTCGGCCCAATCCTTTGTCCCATCGGACAGCATCACCAGGTCAACTTTTTTGCGGTCAATGTAGAAATATTCGGCAATGCGAATATCCTCTTTGGTCACCCATTCGGCGCTGCTGTCGCCGGTCGCACGGGGCTGGAATCCCACGCCATCGTCGGCGCCTGGGTACATTTGCCGGAATACGTGCTTGGGGATTACGCTGGCCACCAGGCATTTTTCAGCATCGGAACCATCGGGCGCCACGCTGTTGGGGTCGAAATAAACGGAAAACGGATCGTCGATTGGCTCAATGTAGATTTCCTGGTCAAACGAATTTTCGCTGACGTAATCGGTCACCACGCGCCAGTAACCCCAACCCATTCGCACGGCATAGGCAAAGGCGGTGTCGTAAGCGGTGTCGGCGTTGCTGTTGACTTCAATGTGACGGGTAATGCCTTCGATCACCTGGGCGACCTTCAAATCGCCTTCATTGTTGACGGGGTGAACCTTGATGCGTGGGCGCTGCTGGCGCTGCTGATTCTCGACCTGGCGGCAATATGCGTCGATCTTGTTGATCGTCAGGCACGGGCGGGCTTCCAGGTTGCGGCTGTTTTGAATCTCGACCGGCCATTGATCGCCCGCGGCAAATTTCAAATCCTGAAGGGCCGATGAACGGTTCATTGAATCGGCTTCACCCACCAGGCGTAAAAACTTAATTGCGTCCTGGATGCGTGGATCGCTTGATTCGTCTTGGTAATCTGACATATTCGCCCCTTATTTTCTAAAATTATCCCATCCAACCGGCGCCTTCGGCAACTAATCGTTGCTTTTTGCGGGATGTTGGCTCTTTAATCATCAACGCAATGTATCGGAATGCGTCCGCGCCGTGGGAATATTGATCGTGTAATGGTGATTTGCCAAACTGTCCGGTTTCCACGTCAACCTCATAACGGTAATGACGAAGGCAGTTTAGGCCATCGGCGCAATTCTCGCGGTCAAACCAAAGGTTTGGGAAAATGGTGCGGGCCGCGTTGATTGAATCGACCACCGGAACCCGCGGCATGATGCTGGTCTTGAATCCGGCGCTTCGCACAATATCTTCAATGGTGCGACCGGCTGCGGCCAGGGTTTTGTTTTCGGCATCGTGCGGCAGCCAAATGGTGTCGTACACGTAGCCAAACGTTTGAAGTTGTGCCAGGTACGAAGTCATGGTGCGCTGGCTGCCTTCAAAGTATCGGATCAACCTTGTTTCCATGCCGATGAATTGGACAAACCACCAGGCGGTTGCGTCCGACCAGCCCAGGTCGCAAACGGCGTGAACGGGCTTGGTTGGATCGTAAGGAACGGACGTAAGGCGGCCATTGTTTTCGGCCTGTTGCATTTCATTGCCAAAGATGGCGCCATCCACCGACCGGCGGCACATTCCTTCCCAAACCTGGTTGTATGCGTTCAGGTCGCGTTCTTTTAGCGCGTCCTTTTCCATCTTTAACGTTTCAGGAAACCAGGGGTTATCCGACCAATTGATCCGCATTACGATGCAATCCCGCGGCGGCTTGGCCACGAATCGTTGGTAAGTTTCGTCGGTTTCCAGGTCAGGGTTGAATGAAACCCATATCTCGCTGGCTTGTTTGCGAATCGTCGGGATCAAAATGTTCCAGGACAACCGGCTGACGGTTTGGGCTTCCTCCACCCAACAAATATCCACACCTTCGAATGACTTGATGTTGGTCGGATTGTTCTTTAGGCCGATGAATGCGAATTCCGTACCGTTGAAGCCACGGATCGACGTTTGCGTAATCTCGTAAAAGGGCAGCAACCCCAGGGCTTCGATTTGATCGCATAACAATTTGTGGACGGAATCCTTAATGCTGGCCTGGAATTCCCTCGCACACAAAATCCGCATAGGGCTTTTGGCCCCCAGGATAAGCAAAGCGCGGGCGATTCCCCAGGATTTTGCACCGCCGCGGCCACCCAGGCAAACTTTATATCGCGCCTTTTTGAATAGTCCTTGCAATTTGACCGGAAATTCGGCCTTTGCAACGGCTTGTTCAATTGTCGCTGTGGTATCCATCGGGCGTGACAAAAGTTACTTGGATGCCAGCAAAGGCGGCGCCGTCCTTGCCGGTGATTTCCTGTTCAATTTTGTCGCGCCAACCCAACACATTTTTGGCCGTGAATATCGCAAACGTGCTGTTGTAGGCGTTCCCGATGGTTCCTTCTATCAGGTTGGCTTCCTGTAAATCCTTGGCCTTTTTATAGGCGTCAGAAAATTCCGGATGGTTTAGTTCACCAGTATGGATATTCTTGGCTGTCGCCCAATCATGCAGCGTTTGCTTTGTCACGCCAATGTTTGTGGCAAATCTTGCAAGGGTAGGGAAAACCCCAGGCAATACCTGGGTGTGTTCGTTGCCCTTTGCGTCGCGGTTGGTCACTTCCCTGATTGCCGCCTGGCTGAAGTATTCAATCATCATGGCGGGGAAATCGTCCTGGTATACCGTGGGGCGACCAACTGGACGTGCGGCCACCTTGGGCTTGGCTTTCGCCTTGGGCTTTTTGGTGGCTGCTGTGGTTGTCATGCTTTAAACGCCTTGGGCCTCATCGGCCGGTGCATCATCGGATTTTTCAACGCTGGCCTGGGCCAATACGTTTTGGTATTCCTGGATTGCCCCGCTGATTTGCAGCAAGATCGCTTCGTGTTGCTTGGCCAAACCTTGCAGTTCGGCAATTCGGACGGTGATTTTTTCGGTTGTAAGCATAGGGTTGCCTTAAATGCCAAATATACGGGTTTCCCCGTATAAATGGCTGTTGTTGATTAGGATGCGACCAGGGGCAATGAATACCATTGCGTGGCGCTATATGCGATAAAAATGCTGGTGGTTTGTGCGGCCATTGAATAAGCGCCGGTGGTGGCGGTTAATGCGTTGATGGCTGCGCTTGCGTCGGGATAAACCTTCAAGGCCGATGCGGATGAATTCTTAACGTAAATCATCGTGCCAACGGCAGCATTGGGCAAAATCACGCCTTTGGTTGCGTCGGCTGCGGTTACCAGGACAAAACCATAACCAAGGGCTGTGGCGTCGGCATTGGTGCTACCGGCGGCCGCAACGGTGCTGACGCTAACGCCAATGCTGCTGAACATACCGGTTGACGGTGTAGTAACGCCAATCGGTGAATTGTCGATTGAACCGCCTACGATGGCCTGGTCTTGATATGCCACGCCGATTGCAATTGAATTAGTCATTTTGATTTCCTTTAAAAAGTTGTTTAACAGTTCCAGGTTTTTAGGCTGGCTTTGGCCCGTTCAGCCGGGCCTTTTGCATTTTTAACCACCCCTTCCATCCTGGCACAAAACGACGCTTTTCTGCCCGCGTCGGCTTTTGTTTTAGGATTTGGTGCTGGCGGTTTCAAATTTGAATTGTTTTTCTTGTTGTATTCTGCACGGCCTTTGGCTGTCATGCCAGCCCCTTGTTCCGTCGAGTTGTAGGTTTTGCCCTTACCCGTGGTTTTGTGGGCAATAGGCTTGTCGTGCTTTTTGGTGGCCATGATTATTTTTTTGCCGTCTTTGCTGATTGCTTAAATGCTGCGGCTGTTGGCGCACCCTTGCTTCCAGGTGTTCGCATTCTTTCAGCGGGCTTACCCGCCGCCTTTTGCCGTTCAATGCGTTCCTGTTTTGCGTGAATGTTGGCGTAAAGCCCTGGTTTTGTTGCCATGATTAATCCTCCACGACGCAAGCCACGTCGCCTTCCTGAATAAGTTGATGATCTTCCCCGTCGATTTTGTGGACGGGCCAATCCAAATATGTGCCATTGCCGTATTTAATCCGTTCGCCAACTTTTACGTCGGCAACTTGGGGGCCAATGGCCACAATTGTGCCTTCGTTAAACTTTTCCTTGTTTTCCACGATCAAAACGTCCGACAAACTTCGGACAATAGGTTTGACCAGGACGTGATCATGCAGCGGCGTGATAATCATTCGGCCACCTCATAGGTTAATTCAAAGATATCAGGCTTGCATGGGTAGTGTTCACCCTTTACGCCAGTAATAATCCAATCGCCAGGGGTGACTAATAGATAGCCTTCAAGAGTTTTAATTTCTCCAATCGACCCATGTGGAAGTCCTTGTCGCTTTTCCCATTCTGAATGTACCGATGCTGTAGGCTTACAAACCAATGGATGGTCGCCCATTTTGAACCATTGGGTGGCTTCAATGACTACGGGCTTCTTACGAAATCGCATTTTTCGGTTTCCTTCCAGGCTTTTTACGTTCGGGGGGCATTGTGGTGGTGTCCGTCATAATGTCATACACCGGCAGCGCCAGCATTTTCATTTGATGTTCACCGCACCAATCGTTTTGGTGTTTGTTTTGCGGCGCTGGATAGCGTCGGCAACTTCCCATTACCTGGGCGTTGCGGAAAAATTCGCACGTAAAACACGTTGGTTCAACCATTTGGCATTTTTCCTTCTATTACGCTTTGATTCAAAGCACGGGCAATGGCTTCAGCCATCGCGGTGGCTTCGGCCTCGTTTTTACGATTTTCCCGATGCTGCGCGGGCGTAATCTGCGGTTCCACGGTAGATGGCGTCACTAATGGCGCCTGACTTTTTGGCTCGTTCAAGTGCATTTTGCAATCCTTTCCTCACTTCATTTTCCTTCAGTTTAGGCAACTTGTCAACGCTGCTTAACTGGGCTTTACCCGCACCGCGGCTGTTGTCAATGACGCGGATTTGAACCTGGGGGTTGTTTCGGTATTTTTTGGAAATCTGTTCGATTACCTGGCGGGCGCCAAGATGCGTTTTCATGTGTTCGGAAAGCGGGACGGTGCGGCCGGTTCCCATTGATTCCTCCATGCGCTTGGCCCGCTTCAAAGCGCCGTTTTCCAGGGCTTCCACGGGGTCGCGGTAGGTGTAAACAATGTCCACTTTGCGTTTGGCGTCCAATGCCTGGCGAATCTTTTTGTCGGCCGAATCAAACGAATTCATGTTTGTGTCGTAAACCAGTTCGGCTTTGCCCAAACGCGGATCAACTTGTTTGGCCATTTCCATGCCGCTGGTTTTACCAGCCCCCGTGCCACCGGCCGTAAAAACCACGGTTGGGTGGCGGTCTTTGGGCGTTGGCTGCGCCAGCCTTTCGGCATATAACTGTTTTACAAACGCGCTGGACGGTTCATGCACGTCGGCCGATTTGGTTCGGTCGGCGCGGTAATGTTCGGACAGTTCACGGGCCACGTCGGTGTTTAACGTGCGCCCTTCGTCCGATTCCATCAATTGCTGGTACTGCTGCACCAGGCCAGGGTAGTCGTTTTGCAGCCGCCCGAAATATTCTTGGGTAATAGGATTTTCAGGTTGGTCGCCCATCTGCGGCTGCGGCGCAAGCGCGGAAAGCCGGTTCCCGACCGGCATTTGCCCTGGCTGTTGCACCGCTGCCATTGCTGACAGCGGGGTGGCCATTACTTTTGGCCGCCGCGGCTGTGGGTGTAGCAAACGCCGCTGCTGCGGCCACCGTCAAACTTTTTGTCGGCGCCAGTAGCATCGGCCTTGCCCATTGCAATACCGTTTTTAATCATGCCGGTGCGTTCGCCACCAGCGTCGCTGGCTTTCACGCCGGATGGCTCTTTTGCATTGCTGCCGTAGCCGTAGCCTTTGGGTTGTTTCATTGCTGACATGGTTTTCCCTTTCATTTGAGGAATCGAAGTTTATACAACGTGGAATTTATCAGGTCGGCGATTTCGTCAACCAGGTTTTGCAATTCCGTATCTTGGGGAAGTTCCTTGCGGGCGTCTTCCACAAAATCTTTTAGGCTGCTGAAGTATTCCACGGGGTCTTTTGCGTTGTGGAATTCTTGCGGCCAGGATTTCAACTGTTTATAGCGGCCCATGAAGCATTCGGCGTAACTATCAACCAGGTCAATAATGTCGTTGTAATAATGCCGAAGGGCTTTGTGTTGAGCATAGGAATTCGTGGACAAGTGCATGAAATGTGCAACTGTCCCCGAATGCAGCAAGGCTGCAATAAATTCTGCTGATTCGTCTTCCATATTTGCCTATGATAATGGAAAAAAGCGGGGGCCGTAACCCCCGATTAAGGCAACGGCTCAAAAAGCCGTTCCCATTCTGCATCATTTGGGATTGGAACGTCAACTGGCCATTTGCCCCCATCAACCAGGCAATCAACCGTTTTTTTGTGCGCTGCCCACCAGGCTTGTTGCCGTTCGCGTTTTGTCCATTGGGCGCCCTGGTCAATGTCGTGGTGGCAATTCATGCAAAGCGCGGCCACCAGGTTGTCGTCGGCTTTGATGCCGCGGCCCTTGCCACCACCCCAATTGGTGTGCGCGGCCTGGACAAAATGGCTGTTGCCGCACAATTGGCAATCCAGGTTTGCCACTAACTTCAGCAATTTTTTGCTTCGGACGTAGGGGTGTTTTTGCATTTCCATGATTTGCCTTTTGCGCCAGCCTGTCACGCTTTAATCCCCTTTTCAGCGCACCAGGCCAACAGCCATTCAATGAATTCGGTGGCATCGGGAATTGTGAATTTGTGGGTTTGCCAACCCAACTGGACGACGCGCTGGCCATCCAGGCTTGGTGACACCTTGCCAATTTTGCGGTCGGTTTCGTGCGCCCATTGGTCAATCAACAACCGTTTCCAATCGTCGGCCGTCCAGGTTGAACCGGCCACCCGCATGGCCAAATAAATTTGGTGAATGATGGCGTGGAACATATCGTTTTGATCGCTTGACCTGGTGGATCGCTTAACTTCCAAGCGCATTTTGTGGCCAGCCATCAAATTGTTTTTAACTTCCGGCCAAATGTTATCCATCAAAACTTTGGCTTGCTGCGCGTTGTGTAGTTCGTAAATCATTTCAACACCCCCAACATTCGCAATGCCGCGTCCACGCCGTCCACAACGGCCAGGGGGCCGCCGCGCCAGGCGCCGTGCCACTTCAATTGGTCTTCAGTCAAACGCCGTTCCGAAGGCGCTTTGCTGCCATCCTTAATTTCCATGAGCAACGTCTTGCCTTGAAATCCCACCAGTAAGTCAGGTACACCCTTGCCAGTAGCCGCCAAAGATTGAACCGAAGCGCCAACCGTGCGTAATGCCAATACAATTTGTTCATGATTTGCGTCTATTCTTGCTGCTCTCATTTTTAACCTTGTTCATATCGTCGCGCAATGTACGCGCTGCACCAGGGCCGCGGATTTTCTCGATGTTCGTTATTGTGTCCAACCACCAGGCATTCGCCAACTTGGTTCCCCTCTCGCGTTGGTGAATCTTGAACCGTCGCAACCAATCCCTGGCTTCGCATTCCCGCCGCCAGGCTTGCGACCAGGTGGGATTCTCGCCATCCGGCAAGGTCGCCGGTTGCAATAAGGGCTGCGGTGATTTGGTCAAAGTCAAAGGTTTGCCCTTCTTGAATTTTGTTCAACAAAAAATGGCCTTCATTGCGTGTCATAATTTTTTTCTTTTAATTTTGATTCCAAAACTTTTGCAATTCCAAAATGCGTTTCACCTTCGTGCCACGTTTGTCGAATTTCTTCAAGTGATAAACCAATCCAAGTTTTTTTATTTGATATTTCTTCTTCTTTTTTACAAATAGGTTTATCCATTTCGGCTTTTAATTTTGGGTAATGTTGGCCAACGGAAATCAATGTAGATGTTGCGGTTTTTTCATTAAAACCATATTTCAAATGTTGTTTTAGGTTTAAATGCGCCAAAGCCAACAATCCATAAATTTCGTTGCATTCACGCTGTTTGGCTGAAATTTGACTTTTTAAAATTTCAATTTCCAATTTTGAATTTTGATCTGTTGTCATTTAGGCATCCTCAAATGTTGAGTCATTTCGCGCAATTTGGCCAACGCTTCCACCTTTGCTTTTTCGGTGGCAATTCGTTCGTGCAATGTCGGCTGCCTGGTTATCAGCGTTTCAGGTTTGTCAGGAATGCGCGGGCCATCGATCAACAATTTTTTGAATGCCAGGGCTGACGGTGGCCGGTCGGGGTTCATGTGCTGCAATGCGTAATCCATCTTTGGCCGGTACGTCAGGCCGCGGCTGCATTCATCAATCCATACCTGGCGAACCAGGTTGGAGTCAACATCGCGCCAATGGTTGGCAAACGTGGCGCCGTAAATGGCGTTCATTTTGCTGAATACGTAATCAAAGCCGCTGTCGGCATCACAAAAGTCGTTTGCGTTCCACATTGGACACCTCCACGGTTTGTTCGGGTTTTGCCCAAAAAGGGGCTGGCTTGGGTGTGGCCAAGCCACGGGTCAATTCGCCCATTGCGTTCTGCCTGGCTTCCGATGCTGTCACCTGGTCTTTTGCCCAACTGGCTTTAAAACTTTGCCATCCACGGGTGCAACACATCGCCAAAGCCTGTTCTAAGGTCATTGCAGCCTTTTGGGCCTCTTTTTCGATACCAGCCAAGGCCACGGTAGTCACCGGCGCCCGTTTGGCCTTCCTGATGGCTAAAAACGATTCCCAAACTTCCTGTGAAACGCCGCTAGGCGGGGCGGTGACAACCGCCTTTGTCTTTATGGGTTTTGTATCTTGGGTCTTGGGTCTTGGGTCTTGTATAGCATTGCCATCGCTATGCGGTCGCATTGCGGTCGCATTCCATCGTGCTTGGGCGCTGGCTTTGGCCT